CATACACAGCGTTTGATTTGCACAGAAAACTTACCGAAGAAGAAGGAATTGATCCTAGATCTGACGAATATTATGAGGAAATTGATAAAAGAATAAGACTTGAATTCCCGCATAAATTTGATACATCTAAGAGCAAACCAGTTAGTAAACCTACACAAACCGTTGCCTCTGCAACGCGTAGTACAAAGACTAACCGTAAATCTGTGAGACTCACTTCATCACAGGTCGCAATAGCGAAAAAATTAGGAGTGCCACTAGAAGAATATGCGAAACAACTTATGAACACGAAGGAGGTATAAGCATATGGAAAAGAAAAACCAAACTCGTGCGAGCCAAACTAGCAAAAGTAATTCAACAAAAGTTGAAACTAGAGCTAAGGAAGTTAAAGTAAAAGAACAACCAAAAGTTTGGACTCCACCATCGTACTTAGATACGCCCAACGCGCCAAATGGCTACAGACACAGATGGGTCAGGGTAGAAATCCTGGGATTCGTCGATACGAAAAACATACAAGGACGCTTAAGATCCGGGTATGAGTTAGTAAGAGCAGATGAATATCCAGAAGAGGACTTTCCCGTAGTTGCAGACGGCAAATACGCAGGGGTGATCGGGCACGGAGGCCTTGTGCTGACAAGGGTACCTGAAGAGATCGCGCAGCAGAGAACTGAATACTATATGCAACAAGCACAAGATCAGCAATCTGCAATCGACGCTGAACTCGCTAAGGAACAGCATAAGAGTATGCCTATCAATGTTGATAGAGATACTCGTGTAACCTTCGGTGGCTCTAAGAAAAGTTAAAATTTTTTAGAAACCAGCGAAATAAACAACCGTACTGGAGGCCCGCAAGGGCAGGTACATATAAGGAGAAATGACTATGGCTAATAGTTCATCGACTGGTTTCGGTTTGAAACCAATTAAAAAAGTCGGTCAGAATTACGACGCTGGTGGTCTAGGTGAGTATCCTGTAGCGGCTTCTGCAACAGCTATTTACAACCAAGATTTGGTTGCAATGGCTAGCTCAGGTACAGCAGCAGTGGCTGCAGCCGGTACTACACACAACCTAGGTTCACTAAACGGTGTATTCTACACTGACGCAACAACTAGTAAGCCAACATTTCAAAACTATCTTCAAGGCTCTAATACAGCTTCTGATATAGTTGCGTTTATAACTGACGACCCGAATCAGATCTACGAAGTAAGATCTAACAATTCAGGTGCATCAGCTCAAACGGATGTTGGTAATACAGCTGAGATTTCATATTCAGCTGGTGCAACTCCAAACTACGTTTCTAGAACAACTCTAGATGACAGTACTTTGGGAACTGCAACACAACAACTAAAAATCGTAGGCGTATCGAGAGATCCGGACAATAGCGACTTAACATCTGCAAATGTAGTATGGAGAGTTGTTATCAACGAACATTTCTTTGGTGCTACTACAGGGGTATAATAGGAGTATATAACTATGGCAATATCACGTAATCAACTAGTTAAAGAACTAGAGCCAGGTTTGAATGCCCTATTCGGCCTGGAGTATAAACAGTATGAACAAGAACATGCTGAAATATACACAACTGAGTCAAGTGACAGAGCTTTTGAAGAAGAAGTAATGTTATCTGGATTCGCTCAAGCACAAGTTAAACCAGAAGGTTCTGGTGTAGCTTACGACAGTGCTCAAGAAACTTTCACAGCAAGATACACTCACGAGACAATTGCTCTTGGGTTTGCAATCACTGAGGAAGCTATTGAGGACAATTTGTATGACAGACTTGCGTCTAGATATACAAAAGCTTTAGCAAGATCTATGGCTCAAACTAAACAAGTTAAAGCAGCTGCACCATTAAACAATGGTTTACCATCTGGATCTTTTAATTCAGGTGACGGTGTAACTCTTTTCAACACTTCGCACCCAACTATTTCTGGAACTTTCAGTAATACGTTGTCTACAGCTGCGGACTTAAACGAAACTTCATTAGAGCAAGCAATGATTGACATTGCAGCGCTTACTGATGAAAGAGGTTTAAAGATCGCTGCAAAAGCTGTGAAGATGATAATCCCATCTGCATTACAATTTACTGCAGAAAGATTAATGAAATCTTCACAAAGAGTTGGAACTGCTGATAATGATATCAATGCAATGGTGTCTATGGGAATGATCCCTGGTGGATACACAGTTAACCACTATTTAACTGACACTGATGCGTTCTATATCACTACAGACGTACCAAACGGAATGAAGCATATGGAAAGAGCTCCATTAACTACAAAAATGGAAGGCGATTTCGATACTGGCAATGTTAGATACAAAGCTAGAGAAAGATACGTATTTGGCGTATCTGACCCTAGAGGTATCTATGCATCACCAGGTGCTTAATCAATAAATTTGAGGCGGGACACAATCCCGCCTCATTTCAATAATAGAAAGGAAAAATGCACCCTAAAAACTTCAGAATCCAGATATATGCTTATCAACTACATGCTGATTTTATGGTAAGTAGTATTGATAGCCCATTAGATATCGAAAACGCAATTGTTGACAAATTGGGAAAAGGTGATATAAAGTGGGAGTCTCTTGGAGAAATGCATGATCCAAGAGTTAAAAGAATAACCTATGAGGAGGTTATAGATGGACAAGCATCTAGCAGATCTTTACACCAAGAAGAAGGGTCTGGATCTAGAATGGGAACAGGATCATCTTAAAGAGGGTAGATATACTCTCAATATGGTTAAGATTGACAGAAAAGTCAGAGAAGTAATTAGCCATATAAAACTTGCAGAAGCTAAAAAAGCACATCTGCAAAATAAGGTGGATAACGCTGCCCCACAAGTTTCTGTAGCTACTTAATAAAAAGCTACATCGTTGAATAAATTCAATTCACATTACAGGCTCTCTTGCGCTCTACTCAAATCTAGTATATAAAATAATCACTATACAATTAATCAGAACGTAGACGAGTATAGTCGACGGCCTAGAGACTGCGTTCGTAAATACTAGGAGGATAATTATGGCAAATACTACATTTCAAGGACCGGTACGATCGGAAAACGGTTTTAAAACAATCGTTAAAAGTGCGTCTACTGGTGCTCTAACAAACGAAATGACTTTTTCTCAGTACACTGCAACAGTAACTGTTGCTAATGGTGCTACTACAGGAAAAGAATCAGCAATCGGAATGCCTGACAATTTCATTCCAATGGGTGTTACAGTAGCTGTAACAACTGCTGCAACAAACGCTGTTAACTTAGTTGACATCGGAACTGATGCAGACACAGATGGTTTCGTAGATGGAATCACAGCTGCGGTTAACTCAACTGGTTTCAAAGGATTCTTTCCTTGCAATGGAATTTTTGGAATGTCTGGTGGAGCTACAACTGCATCAAATGCAACAGCAGATGAAGTAGAAGTTGTTTTAAGTGGTGATCCAGGAGCTACAGGTGCAACAATAGTTATGAAATTTATTGGTGTATCAAGTTCAGCTGACGCTAGTTAATAAATAATTTGTGGGGCTTCGGCCCCACATAAATTTTTAAGGAGAACCAAATATGAAATCAGATGTAAAAGCAGTAAGAGTTACAGGTACTGGCGCAGTGTTTGCAGGAAGAACAAGATTAAGAGGAATGATCTTAGCTTCTGATGGCGGTGGAGCTGGAACTATAATCTTACAAGACAATACTGATAGTACAACTTTATTTCAAGGAGACTGTCCAACAGGAGATGTCTTTGCATTTAATATTCCAGAAGATGGAATTCTTTTTCCAGGTGGAATGAAGGTTTCAACTATCACTAATATTGCAGGTGCAACATTTTTAATAGACAAGTAGGAGGCTAAATGGCTAACACTACTTCGGGTACAACTACTTTTGAAAAAGGATTTTCTATTTCTGATATCGTCGAAGAGGCGTATGAGAGATTAGGAATACAGGGTGTATCTGGTTATCAGTTAAAGTCTGCAAGAAGATCTTTAAATATATTATTTCAAGAATGGGCCAATAGAGGTTTACATTATTGGGAAGTTGCAAACAATAGTATTACACTTGTTGCGGATCAAGCAACATACACAATGTTTAGATCAACAGCAGATGGTACTTCTGATGCAACTGCAGTGTATGGAGTTGATGATGTATTAGAAGCATCTTATAG